CCCATTATAACTCATAACAGGTGTATCTGTAAGGGGTTTTTTAAGAAATTTTGATTTCTTGAGGTTTGTCTTCCTCAGGCACAATTCTCTCTAAACTAACACTCAAAATACCATTCTTCATGTCTGCACCTTTAACGATTATATCGTCTGCAAGTGTGAATGTTCTTTTGAATGAACGTGATGCGAGTCCTTTATGGACATACTCAAGTTCGTCTCCTTCCTTTTGTTTACCTTCGATTGAAAGAACTTCTTTCTCTTTTGAGATAGTAATATCTTTCTTGGTAAATCCAGCTACTGCAAGTTCGATAGAGAAGTTCTCTGCATCGTGTTTTACAATATTGTAAGGTGGATAGTTAGAATTAGATTGTACATCTGCACGTTCTAATAGTTGAAGAGTTCTGTCGAACCCGATTGCGAATGGGAATTCTGTTGAAAATTTCCCGAAGACATCATTGAAATGTGTCATAGCTTTTCTCCTTTATTAAGCAAGTTTATAATGTGCAACCTCTAATGAGCATTGCATTAATGTTCGAGAACCGAGCTCTTTTGAAGAAATGGGGTCACTTGATGTCGGCGTTGCCCAATCCAAGTTCCAAATCCGAGCTCTTTTTAAGTTCTCTTACAATGGTATTTATAACACCATACTACTATTATATGGGTTTTTTCTAAAATTTCAAGGGGTTTTTATCTTTTTTTACAAGAGGTTTTAGCTCTATCGAGGACGTGGAGATTATTCACTATTATTATTGTCATAAAAGTATTTAAACCCATCATTGACTTACTTGTAAGTTGTTGAGTATCATAGTCATATAATAATGCTGGTGCAAGTATGATAAACTTTTTCTCAAACAAATCGTTTAAATCGGGACGTTCTCCGAATATTGGGTTCGCCTCCTTTACACAATCATATTTTAGTCCACGGTATGTGGTATAGATATCTGCTGCTTGCAGTCCTACAAATAAGACCCAATCGAGATTAGTTGGTGGTTCAGTTGGTGGGGGTATAAATGGTAACTTTTTCAGATTTACCTTTGACAAGGATTCTATCGACTTTAGTGAATGCTCTAGATGGACACTGTCTATATGTTTCTTCGCCCAGCAACACGTCCACCCCATCATAATTTCGTGTTTGTCCTTCGAGTCTAGCACCAAGGTTGACGGCATCTCCAATGACGGAATAGTCAAATCTAAGTTCTGACCCCATGTTTCCAACGATGCACTCACCAGTGTTAATACCAATACCAACATTGATAGGGGGAAGGCCGAGTGGTTTGAGTTCTTCATTGAGTTCCTTGGTTGCGATTAGTATTTCTTCTGCAGACTTGACTGCCATCTCGGCATGGTCGGGACAATCTAACGGTGCATTCCAAAAACTCATAATACAATCACCCATATACTTGTCAATTGTTCCATTATTATTTAGGATTATCTTTGTCTGCATGTCAAGAAATTTATTGACAAGTTCTACTAATCCTTCGGGGTCATCTTGTTTCATGTAGTGTTCGCTTATGGGGGTGAATCCACATATGTCCATAAACATGAAGGTAAGTTCCTTTCTATCTCCACCAAGTTTCAATAATTCGGGGTTCTCAGCGAGTTGGTCAACCATGTCAGGCGATAAATACTTTTGGAACTGCTTCTTAATTTCTTCTTTGAGTTGGTAGGTCGTATAGTATTTGTTGAAGGAAGCATGACCGAAAATCATCAAGGAGGCTATCGATGAGTAGAAAGTATCGAAAAGAACGAAAGACGAAGTCCACAAATAGAACCCCCCACCCACCTGAAATCCAACAATACCTAGACTCACTAGACCCGCAAAAATTGTGGGAACATTGTAGACCACGAGTAGAATACTTAGAAGTGCTATCACCAAAAGAGCAATCTCAAGCAATTCGAGATAGTAAGATTGTTGTATTTGAACTTCTTGCGAAACGGTTTGGATTAGGTTCGCTTGCACTTCGTGGGGATATAATACACCCACTGGAGTTGACACTGGATTATTCAGACCTTCAGCAGTCAAACCCCATATTAGAATCTTATTCTCATAATCTGAATTAGAGAGTTCACTAGCACTAACTCTTTTGAATTGGTTCCAATATGATATCATCACATCACCAGTTGGTGTGGTGGTTATTGGTTTAGCACGTCCCATCCTAATCCATTCTATCCCTGATTCAGTTACACGGGTCTGATACGAAGGTTGGTCTTGTATAGCACGTAGTGTTTCTAGTGCAACACTTGGATAGATTTGATTATTTGCAAGAACTAATAGGGGTGCAGAGCGAGTTGTACCATCAAAATTTGGTGTTCCCGATACACTAGGTGTGGTTACACTTACTCCAACACCGTAAGTATTGTCCTGAAGTATCCTGATTGGAGATGCAATTCCTGAAAACTGCCAGATGTTATCTTCTATAACACCCCCACCAAACACTGAAGTATTGACGAAAGGTGCAGTTCCTGTATCTTTTTGTATTGTTGGAGCTGAAGATAGGATAGAAAGTCTATTTACTAGACCTTCAGCAAATATCTCGTCACCACCGAATCTATCGACTTCTTTAAACAGTTGGGTGAACACATGAGTGTTACTCCAATGTGTTTCCAACATAATTTCAGCATAGATGTTTCTTGGTAATGGATACTGTCCATATGTTTCTAATGTCTTCTCATCAATATCAACAAGTATGATATCGTCAACTTGAAGTACAGGTTGTTGTTGATGTAGAAAATCAAACCATGACCATTGTATATTTTCTACAATGTATGGTGACCAAATTTTAAGTCCTACTAGTAACCCGATAGTCACTAAGACTGTCTTCCAATTATACATTAACTAAATTTCTTTTGTATCCACTTAAACATATAGTAAATGCTTAATCCATAAGTTGCCAGAACTGACATTGATATACCTATGTAAATTAACTCTATTGGTGATAGGAAGAGAACCTGCCATACGAAATCAGATGCAGCTTCTACATCACCCAAAGATTCTGGCATGACCATATCATTCTCTTCGAACAGGTCTAATATGTCGTCATACTCTTCTTCAGTTAGACACTCGTAAAACTCGGGTGGACATTCACTCATTCTATAAAGTCCTCTCTCGAAAGTGGTGGTGGATTGTTGTGTCCTATTTTAGAATTTTTCTTACTTTCGTAATTAATCATTGCCTTTCTGATTGCATCTTCAGCTAAGACACTACAGTGTAGTTTGATTGGTGGTAAGTCTAATGCATCTGCGATATCTTTATCTTTGATGAGTTTTGCTTCTTCAACGGTTTTGCCCATCATCATATCTACGAACATAGATGAACTTGCGATTGCACTTCCGCAACCATATGTTTTAAATTTTACATCGATGATTCTTTCATCATCATCTAGTAATAGTTGAAGTTGCATGACATCTCCACAAGCAGGGGCGCCTGCAAGTCCAGTTGCAACTTTGGGGTCGTCTTGGTCTAATCTACCAACTGAATGTTTCTTGGGATTTGCAAGAACTGCTTCGAATCTTTTTACTACTTCTTCTGAATATGCCATACATCTATTTAGACATACACATCAACAAAATTTCCAATATGCATTAAAGGATATCCGTACCTTCTACGTATGTACTTCTCGAAACTACTCCTGTGTAACCGATACACTACAACCACCTATTGTTAAGCAGTTTACGGATACATTATACAATTGGTTTGTTGCACTCATCTGCTTTAAAATTAAATCAGTTCCATATAGTCCGTCAAGAGTAATATTGGCATTGTGTGTAGCACCATTCCCTTTCTGTCTAACAAATACATCGTTATAGTCGTTGTAAATTGTAAGGTCTACATTCTTTGCACCGTTACTTTGTTGTTTTATTTGCACTTCATTATGGTCACCTGCTAAGTGTAAATCGAAGTCATGACCATCAAGTGCGCCTGTTTGATTTGTTTGTTGAACTGCTAATTGATTATAGTCGCCATACAAGGTGATATCTATTTCATGACCACCACTCTCATAGTTATCCACCCACCAAGTTAAATCAGTATCAGAATCAAGTGTAGTCCATGCAGCTCCCTGAGCAAGTTTCATTTGATTACCTGTACCACTAATCTCATCAAATGTGATTGAGTTGGGAAGTGTGGAAGAGTTTGTATTGACTTGAACCAAATACATATCTAAACTTGTTGCTGTAATATATGAATTACTATCTAACATTTGGATTTCGTTACTGTGTCCAATTTGCTCTACACCTAATTGAAAAGTATCACCACTCTGTTCTATGGTCAATTCGTTGTCTGCTAAGACTAAGGGTGCTAGTCCTAAGACTAGCACTATGAATGTTTGCTTTATATAATCCATTGTAAAATAATTACCGTAGCAACTCCTTGAAAATAATAAAACCATATTAGGTCATAATCATCGATATCGAATTCGTCTTGTATGCGATACGTCCATGTCTTATGCCATTTTACAACTTTTTTAAATACGTTCATATGTTTCCTCTTACTATTTAGTTCGTTTGTTTAATAACAACTACACTATCGCTACCACCATTGGTGGTAATGATTCCTTCATAACCGTCTACGAAGGTTTCTAATGTCACAGAAGAGCCACCAGCGAACCGTAAACTGATAACTCCATCAACATCTCTATAGAAAACAATTCCACCGTCTTCTAGAAAGATATTGTATTGACTGTCGGGGTTCTTACCAAAGATTCCACCATCAAGTGTGAACTCACCCTTTGCTACACCTGTAGGTTTTTGTGCATCAGCAAGTTTCGCTGTTGTCCTAACAAGTTCTTCAACAACATCTAGTAAATCCACCAAGAAATCAACATCTAGAAAATCTATGTCTAATGCATTGTAATCTAAATCTGCAAGAGTGTTCTCTAGTGCATCTTGTTCCAATTCATCGAATGCTAAGAAATCTTGGTCAAGAGCCCCTTTGTCTTTATCTAGGTCGTCTTCAACTTGTTGATTAATTTGGTCTTGTACTTCTCTTGGCGGACTAACAATAAACATATTGTCAATAATTGCTGGAGTGATGTTTTGTATTATGATTGATGGTGATGGTGCAGTCGATATACTACTAACCATTGTCGCTTCATATGCTTGGTTAATTGTAACAGAACCGCCTTGATTTGTAACTATAATCTCACCTGAAGAAATGCCATCGTCATCAGGCAAAAGTACTATGAGACTCCTTCCGAGCTCATCCACGGTTGTCGTGAAATCTGTACCATTGATTGAAATTTGTGCAGTAGGTGTTTGTACCGAGATATTTCTTTTCTTTATCTTAGTACCAGCACCCGAAGCGAATCTTGCTGTACCCTGTGCCATACGTAATGACATCTTAGACAGCGATGGGTTTGGGTCATAGTAAACTTCATCTATGTACACTTTAGAATTTTCAGTTAATGATAATTCCTCATTATCCAAAAACTCAATTAACATTCTACCTTTAGCAGTCACCGCTTCATCGTACAGGACTATATCTGTCCCAACACTATGACCCAATGGTTGATTGTTTCTCAGTATAGACCCTACACCCAATGACTCAACAATACCACCAATGGGGTCTGCAGATGCGACCCCACTAATGAGCATCAGATTAAGAATCAGTAGTTGTGTCTTTCTGATTAATCTGTATGGTTGAGTTGTCACTAGTAATATCTAATGTGATTATACCCTTACAAGTGTTAATACCTGTAGGACATGTACCACTTAGTTGGTTTATGTCAACATCTGCGCCGTCACCATCTAACTCCATGGTGAGAGAATGATAGTTAGCATCCTTTTGCAATGTATTAATATTATTAGAAGCACCTGTAATATCCATATTCCATGTGACATCATTTGTTTCTATATCCACATCAAATACGTTTGAACTACCCAAAACTGTTAAATCAAAATCTAACCTGTCCGCACTAACCAATGAACCTTGGTCTAAATCCATAGTGTTTGAATCTCCAGTGATATCAACTAGATAGTTAGAACTATCAGATGAACCTGTTTCTCCAATCATCCAATCCCAAACATTAGAGCTACCATTCCACTCTAAAACATATGTTGAACTGTCAGCTGTCACCTTACCAAAAAGAAGGTTACTATTACCTATTTGGTCTATATTGAACGATAATGATACACCAGTAATTGGCATAGCACTTGAACTACTGTCAAAGTTATCAAGTCCTATTTTGTTACCATAACCTATTTGGTCGATGTACAACGTCAAAGTGTCACCAGTTTGATTTATGTTGATTTCGTTATCGTCAGAGGCTGCTGCTGAGAGCATGTTTGTGAATCCACACAAAATACATAATATACTTAAACTTCTTAGTTTATTCATATTTTTCTCTTCCTTCTATACTCCAAAAACCCCTATCGTGTCCTTGGATAATTAACTCATACACGGCTGCTTCAACAGCAGTACGTGTAGCGTATGTCACCGACTCATTATTACCCACACCGTCCTCGTACTCTACTAGTTGAGTTCCTTGTTCATAAAACCTAAACAAGTCTCCGCCAGAACCATAAGAAAGGATAGTCTTTCTTGTTTGGACGTTTAACAAAACCTCACCAGTAAGAACTGATACTGCACGTAATGAAACTGTGATTGCATCCTTTCTATACTGCTTACTAAAACCTATGCCAAGTGTACGTGCGCCTCGTCCACCTGATTCTAAATTTGTATCATAACCAATTACACCACCTTCGAGAAGCATTCCAGCAAATAGAAGTGGTGCAACACCTTCTTTACCAATCTCTTCTCTAGCAGACCTAATAATTTGACGCTCTCTTACTAGGTTATCTAATCCTTGTCTCTCGACTACACGGAACCATGTTCCACCACCAGCAGTCTTAAGTGCATCAATTAGCATTTCAGTTCCACCTTGTGTAACTGCAGTAGAGAAGTCTGCTATTCCTTCTCTTGCTTTTCTTTGTCCTGTCTTGTCTATAAATCCGTATACTGCAACTACTGGTCGACTTTCAGCAGCAGGTAATTCCAACAACTGAATGTAAGATGGTAGTCTTACATTTTCGGGTTCATCAACACAAATATATTTTCGTGCTAATTGTTTTTTGATTCCCATAGTCAAGTGTCTATCTAGACCCTCAACATATTTTCCTGCTTTATCATTACAATCTTGTGGTACATCTGACCATTGTGGTATGGATGCACAACCTGTAAGTATTAGTAAAAAACTAACCGCCAGAATTCGCATCGCCATCACTCCCGAAATTACCACTACCAATTGGTATTTCGATAACTGTTGTTGTTCCATTCGAATCTATGATGGTCATTTTAATAAACTCTGTACCATCTCCATTCGTTATAACTTCATACGTTACAGTTGACCCTTCTAATACAAAGGAACCGTATCTTACTGGATTGTCATTGTTGAACATATTTTCAACTAACTGTTTTGACATCTCAGCATAAATTCTGCTTTCTAAATTTCTTATAAATTTAGCTAGCGTAGTATTCTCTTCCGCCCTTTGTGCCGCTTTAGCAGCAGCCTCAAGAGAGTCCTTTATCGCTTTTTTACGACTTGACTCTTGGTTTTCAATTGTCAAATAGTGTGAACCAGTTCCCTGCCCACTAAATGACGGATTTTTAAACTTATGTACTATCTCCGTACCGTATGCGCTTACCGTGAAGCACAATATCATTACCGCTAATATCTTTCTCATTGTCCACCTCAATTGCGTGTATCAGTTCCACGCCTTTAATATAATTCTTAGAGTCTATTTCAGGTTTTAACGAAGACCATTTTCCCATCTTCGGTGGCCATGGACACTTCGAACACATATCCAAAGGTTTCCCACGTTCCACAAACTCTACTAACTCTTTTGCCGTACTATACTCTTGCATATCTGAGTCTTCATTCATTGATATTGTACAATGATATAGACCCTTGGTAGTCAATGTCAAACAGTTATCTTTTTGCCAACAGTTATTCCAGTTCTCCTCTGCAGTAGTTCCCGAGAGTGCCAACCCACTTCTAGTTTCTGCCACACCGTATTGTTCAAACAAACTTTGTGGCCAAAACTCTAAGAGTGTCTCTTCGGAAATTTCATTTGCAATTCCCGATTTCATCATCTCTTGGTCTACTGGCATGTTCGGATACACCGAAACGATAACATGGTCTACTAACTTAAGTGTCTCTACCACTTTAGGTTTTAACAGTAATCCATTTGTTACCACCGTCAACTTTTTGAACACCATACCTTTATATGCAAGTAACATACCAATTATGCTACTGAACTCTTTATGAAGTGTAGGTTCTCCACCTAAAATCTTGAGTTCTTCAAGTATAATACCCAAACTGTCCAACTTGGTTATCAATTGACTTATGTCCTCAGTGGTCATATGCCCTATTGTAACCCTACCTTTATAATCTAATACACTACATCCTTTGCAGTGTAAATTACAAGCGTTAATAATGTATAAGTCGTAACTACCCTTTAGTAGTTTTCTTTTGTTTTTCAAAGGCCTTCTCTTTTTCTGCATCTTCAAGTACCTCTTGTCTAGCACGATACTCTAACACTACATCAACTTTCTGCTGTAACCTAATCATATCTTGGTCAAGCATTCTAGTTTGGTCTATGACTCTAATGAGTGCCATATGCATTTCTTCAATTTGTGGGTCAATCTTTTCACCGATGAACCACCACACATAATATATGAAGTAACCTAGTCCTACTGCCATGACAACGGGAAACCCGAAATCATTAATCAGTTGTGCTACATCCATATTAATCTCTTCGGACATCTAACTTTCCGTCCTCTATAAAGTTCTCTGCACGTGCAACTCTGTCTATGTCGGGTCTTAAATCTAAAGCTGCCGACACTAACAAATCTATTTTAACCATCTCATTTGACATGGTTCTAGCACGATTTTCTAAACTCTTACAGAAGATTGTTAACGTCTTTATGTTTTCCACGATACCTTCAAGTATCTGTTTGATAACTATAAAGATGAAGAACCCCATAACAATTGAACCTGCTATAGGCGCTCCCACGTCCGCAATAAGATTAAATATCTCTTCCATGCCTTTATTTATACAAATACCTTCTTAGCGTCCAAAAAAAGGGAGCATAAGCTCCCTTCAGATTTGACGAAAGACAAATAGGTTATTTAGCAGAACTAATCTGCTTTACCACTTCTGCTTTAGTACCACTCTTCTTAACCTTAATGCCTTTCTTATCGGCGAGGTCAAATAGTTGTTGCTTTGTAAGTTTTTTTAACTCTGCAACTGAGGTCTTAGACTTTGCTACTACCTTTTTTGGTTCTACTGCTTTTGATGTGTTGAATAATGATTTCAACCATTCTAAAATAAACATAATATACTCCTACTGTTACGTTTTTTTATTTAGTCCTTTGCTTTGCCGATGTTTAAAGCACACCAGTCTAACAATTTATATACTTTTTTTACCAATCCATCATCGACTGGTGTTGGTGTAAGAGCTGCAATTAGGGATGCGCCCATTACTAACCAAGGAATCACTTGTACCCATGCTATAACCCATTGTAGAAATTCTAACATAAAATTCTCCTATTAAGTTATTACAGGAGGTATTTAGGTATTTGTCGCCCCAATAGTGTATTTAGTGGTCAATTTCCACTCAGTTTTCTCTTTATATGGGATGATTTTAATTTGTGATAGTGGAGCTTGTAGTGTAATCTTAGATTGGTCTAAGACCGTTATCAACTTCCATTGTTCCAATAGTTTACAGATAGTGTTTCTACGTGAGATATCACTCTCTGATATGGATGTTTGTTTCCCATCTAACTGAAACAATTCTTTGAAGTGTACTATGTAGTACTTTCCTCTTTTGTGTAGGATGTGGCACGACTGGAATAGTTCTTTCTCTCTTCGTGATGCAATACCTATACGTGACAACGTTTCCCTAATCTTTAGGAAGTCGTCCTTTTCTTCAAATGTTATTTCAACGAGAGATGAGATTATTAAATAATCTTTTTCAGTCATCATGTTTACCACCAGTTTTCATTCTTTTTTTCAATTGTCTATATTGAGATTCGGTTAGTACATTTATGTAATCTTTAGCTACTTTTGTACTTACTCCGTAATACTCCTTAACAGTATCGATTTTGACACTTACAGATGGTTTCTGCCATTGTGAGAATCTTTGTCGTTTCCTAAGAGTATTTAGTAAAAACACATATTGAAGACGGTTTTCTGTACCGTGTCTAGTGTTCATCTCATTAGCGAAAAAAAGCGAATCTTGGTGATAAGATAATGCTTTGTTGGTTAAAAAGGGTGCATATGATTTCTCGGACACATCATCTGGCATGATATCTTTCTTATCATGAGATACGGACTTTACGAAGTCAAATGGATTTTGTTTTGACACTTAGTGGTTTCTTACAAAGGCACGAAGAAGTTCTTCACCTTTGAGTTCTTTCCCGAAGGTATGGATTAGTTTTCCATTCTGATATCGTTGAACAATGCCTGAATTGAACTCATGGTCTGTCACAGACTTACCATCTGCAGTGTCTTCGGGTCTAGTGTCATAGTGCATTGAATCGAATGAGTGTACATGGATAGATTTGATTTTGGATGACCACTCTTCAGCATCAATCATATCTCTTTGTCGTTGGACTGATTCATCATATTGTGTCATTTTTTTCTCCCTTTTTCAAACATTCTGTTTGCTTTTCTTTGCCATGATTTTTCAACTTGATTATCAAACCAGTTTCTAAACCATTGTCTTAACTTACCCACTACCAACCACCGTCAATAGTTTCCATTACTTCATTCATATGACCTAACAGTTGTGTG